GGTTGGCTCTTTCTGCGTACTCGGACGATTTGTCCAGCTGTTGCTCCTGTAGTAAGTACAATCTTTTTAGTCGGAGAAGTTTCAATAGTGTAGTCAGCTGTTGGACCTAATGTTTTAACAACACCGTTAATCTCGACTGTTACGTGTTCGTCTTCTAAGTAATCAAAAGTAAAAGCAAAGTCCGTCTGGTCGGCTGTTGCTGTATAATCTTGGTAAGTGTTAGCCATGATGTTAAGTGTATATTATTAATTATTGAGTGAGAAGAGCAAGTACATCTTGTTGAGAGCCTTGTCTTTTCGCAGCTTTTATTTGAGTCTGTTGCTGAAGTAGTTCAGGGAACTCTTGTAACATCTGCATTCTAGCTCTCGATCTATACCTGCTCATTATTCTTTGTATGTATTCAACACGAGGGCTAGGTAATCCACTGTACGATGTTGAATCTAAAGCTTGATACCGTGAATCAGAAAACAACTTTTGAAATGCTTGCCTCATAGTTAAACCGTTTATAGTGACTTCGGAATGTAGCTCCATCCACCTATCATAAGCACTTCTACCGTTTTCTTGCTCGTAATCTAATAGATCAATAACACCGTCTAACTTAGTGCTAGGAGCTGAGAAACCGTGTCCTACTTTAGCTAACTCTAACATAACAGAGTCGTCACTAGCTGATCCCCACATAACAGGATTCAATGGATTAATAACACCAGCCGCACCCTCAAAGTATTCTTGTACTACAGGTTCCCCTAATGGGTTGCGTTTCAAATCTAATGTAGTACCCGGTATTCTTTTAAGAACCACATCTGCAAGTGTCCTAGCTTCTTCTAACTGTTGATCTCCTGTTATAGATTGACCTTGGTTAAATATGTTAGGAATGAAACCTCCTATAACAGTTCCTCCATACTTACCAGCAGTAGTAGACTCTGGGTCAAAGATAGCCTTAAAGAAGTTATCAATACCAGCTAAGTAAGACTTGTTAGTAGCGTTCCTAGTTAAAGCTAGAGTCATTGAAGAAGCTAACTTCATAAGAACATTGTCATCAACGCTGTGCATCTTACCGTCTTCCATCAAGTCAGCGGTATCTGCATACATGCCAATCATAGTAGCTATAGGATCAAGACGACCGTAACTTATCCATTTATCTCCGACTTTTATACTATACGGAACATTACCGGCAGCTTCCCATATCTTCCTTTGCTTAAAGTCTTTAGGGCCTTGTCCGTTAATTCTGTCTTTAAAGTTAAATACAGCAACCATCATCGCTCCATTTAACAAAGCACTAAATGCTAACTTACCTTTTACTTCTGCTCTCTTTAAATGGTCAGGAGTTCCGTCAGCCTTTACAGCATTCAACTGCTCAAGTATAGAGTTCTTAGCGTCTTCTGTAGCTGGCATCCCTTTCCTTAAACGCTCTAATCTAGCTTTGTATTCAGGAGCTATAATAGGCAGCTTTTCTTTCAGCTTATCTAAAGCTAACATCTCCCAAGCACCTAACCTACTAAATGAAAACTTAAGAATATTTGTTGGAGTTCTGATGAACGGAGCAACAATAAATGCACCCGGAAAATTACTAACAAACTTCTGTAGTAGCTGCATGTTTTTACCAAGCTCAGTAGAGAAAGTTATCTCATCAGCAGATGCTAAGTTAGGTTCAACAAAATCTCTAGTCAAAGCATCTAAAGCTTCAAAGTCAGTACTAGATTCATCTACCAAACCTAAGCGTCTTGAACGCTCTGCTGTTTCCTTTTTAGCTTGTTCTACATATTCGTAGATTGCTTTTTCCCTGTCAGACGGTGCATCAAACTTCTGATCTTTTACAGATGCTTGAGCTTCCTTAATTAGATTAGCTTCAGAGAAGTTTCTATTAGAACGAGTTAACAAAGCTTGCATAGCGTCAGCTGTATACTCTGCTATCTTTTCTGGGTCCTGTATACCTAAGTCCATTGCTTTACTACGCAACATAGTTTCAGCACGAGTCCGGTACTCATTAAACTTGTACATCTGATCGAAAGCCTGATTGGTTCTGTTTGGTACTCGTATAGTTTTACCCGCCCAATCAATAGCTGTTTTTAGACCGTCTGATAATTCAGTATCTAATACATGCTCAACATTCTTACCTGTTATAGAACCTATACTATCTTCAGTTTGTTCAACAAAAGCTGACCTAGCATCTCCAATATAATAATCACCGCTTTTCCACGCATTAAGCATGAACCGGACTAAACCTGTTAATTGAAAGTTTTTGGAACTAGCGTGTGTTATAGCTTTCTTTGTAGCTGGGTCAGCACTCATCCAACCACCTACATATCTCTCAAACTGTTTAACAGCTGTAGACATAAAACCACCAGCAGCATTCACGGTAACAGTACGAGGTCCCCACATCAAAGAGTTTTTATAATACTCTTCGACCATCTTAAGGAACTTACCACCCTCATGCCCTCTTATGGTATTGTTCATACCTATAATAGCATTCCATACATCGTCCCCGCCTTTAGCTTTAGCAAACAGTATGTTGTCTACTATTTTATCTATGGTTAATCCACCTTTCTTACGGAGATAATCGTTTCTAAGTTTTCTGTTAGATATTTCTACGCTATCCAGTCCTACCTTAGCTTTCATCTGTGTGGCTTTTAAACCAAAACCGAATCCGCTAGATAACCCAGACACACCTGCTTGTAGATGTAGTTGTAAATCTATTAAACTTTTTATTCGTGCTTCTAAGATTTCTAATTCTTCCTCTCCTAGTTTAGACCTGCCTACATTATATTCCTCAGCTAGTTTAATAATCTCTTCACCATTCTTAGTTAAACCAGCTCTCAAGCTAACCATCCTACTAGCTATTCTATTTAACTGAACAGTATCGTTTTTGTATCTAGCTAATAATCCTTTTAATGTATTACCGTCAGCTCCAGTAGCGTCGGCCATTTCATTAAGTACTCCTTCGTCTAATATTTCTTGAGTGCGTTTTGTTACTTGATTAGAACCTTTCAACCTTTCTGCACCAGCGTCCAACATCGACATAATCTCTTCTGCGTTAGCACCTGATGGTATCTCCAAGTCTTTTGATACAGCTTTAGCCACACCATCGATAGCTTGCCTGCCACCTGTTCTGATACTTTTAACAGCTACATCATCTATAGATTTCTTGATAACATCATCACTAAACTCAGGCATCTCTGCAAAATACTTTCCTATAAAATCTATAGGTGCTTCAGCATTGTTCCTTTTAGTTAAATTTCGCTGTTTAAGGAAGTCGTTAAATATCTTTTGTCTTTGATCGATGCCTAACTTAGCTTTCAAAGAAGCAAACATATCTTTAAACAGTATCGCTACTTCTTGTGCTATTCTTTTTAGTGTACCACTAGGAGCTAAGTCCTTCTCATCTAACTTTTTCAAGAAAGCGTCAGTCATCTCTTCCGCAAAGTATTCGTCTACTTCGGAGTATCGGTAATTATCACTAGTAAATTCGCCTTTTTTAAAACCATTCAGTTCTCTTGCTAACGCTATTCTTTCACTTGCAGTCTTAGTTTTATCTTTAGCTCTTTTACTTAAATCGTCTAAGTAGTTCTTACGCTCTCTCTGAAATTGTTTAGTTAAATTATCAACATCCTTGTAAGGTAGATAACGACTAAGGCTATGCCACAACTCGTGAACCATAGTTCTTTTAATTTCACCCTTATCTATGGTAGCTTGTCGTATTTGTAGTAGGTTGTTACCAAAGTTATAACGCCCAGCTGATGGTATCTTATTGGTAACGGACAGAGATACATCACCAAACATACGCTGTCCCATTACATCTATAAACTTTTCTACATCTGCAACATCTTCCGGATCAGCTCCCTTTATAGGAAACTTCTTCATTAACCTACTCTTTAAGTTACCAGCCCCTTTAGGAATAATATCCATCATGGCTTCTTCTTCGTAGGTCTTGAATGGTGCAGGTGTTCTTTCTACAACCTCATCTAAATCGTCTATAGTTTCACCTAGTTCACCGAGCTTTTGTTGTAAATCCGGTTCAGCTTGCCTCTCTCTAAACTCAGGCAACTCAGCAAATGATTCTCCTTTAGTCTGGTCTTGCCATTTAAACATAGCAGAAGTGATAGCATCTTCTCTAGTAGCACCTTTACTTACTTCTGTATTCTTAACTTTAATAGCATCCAGACCAGCAGTGAATCCTTTAAATAAACCTGCTAGACCTAAACCGATAAGTTGACCCTCGATAACATTCTTTAATCTACCTTCCAACTCACTATCTTCAGGATCAGCAGCCAAGTATTGAGTGACTGCGTTATTAAAAGCCGGGTTATCAGATTCAGTTAGCAAGTTAGCTAGTCTCTGTTCTTGACCGTCGAATGCTGCAAAGTCTGTAGCTAGTTCCGCTCCTAACAATCCAGTTACTTTTACATCTCTAAATTTACCAGCTTTCTTTCCGCCTTTTGTTAGAGCTTTTGCTGCTTTACCTGTAACACCTGTCAGCTTACCTGCCCTAGCTGCTTTACCTGCTACACTAATCCCCTTACCAATAACACCAAAAGGAACGGCAAACTGTACGAGACTTGTAGCTATATCACCAGCCATTGTTTTAGAACGACCAAACAAACGCTGCTCATCCCAATCTGGTAATACATCGAATGATAAGAAATCTCCTAAATTATAAACACCGTGAGCCATGCTCTCTAATCCTCTAGGAACACTAGCAGCTATATCTAAAACATAATCACTAACTCCTAACGATTCGGGTTTAGAAGCACTTAAATCAAACTCGCTATAATCTTTTGTGAATTTCATTTTATATTAAATCCTTGAAGCTGCTTTCATTTGTTGTTGAATAAGTAGATCTACTTTGTCTTGATCCTCTTTACTGTTCTCATCAAGAGTTTCATTAAAGATAGCTTCAAATAAATTCATCTCAGGTGTTTTGTCTGCGTCTGGGTCTGCCTGAAGTTCTAATAATCTTTTTCTAGGAATAATAGGATAATACGGTAGAAGTTCTTTTACAGCTTCTCTATCTAAAGGAATATCACGATCTCCTTTTAATGTTTTAATAGTGACAGACCCATTTTTAATATTATCCGCATTAAATGCTTTTTTAGCTAATAAGTAAACAGATAACCCTCTCCTAGCTACGTCTTTCTCTTCTTTAAATTTAGATGTATCCTCTAAGGTTTCTAACATTTGATCCACTTTAGATATGTAAAACCCTGAAATAGAGTCACCTATACTAGGTTTCTCAAGATTAGCAGCTTCGTCTAAAGCTTTTTCTAAATTACCCTCTCTTAACTGCATCTCTACATTAAATATATTAGTATCTAACATAGCAGCCTCTTGGCTAACCACCTTCGTTGGATCAATGAAAGATTTACTCGTTCCCTCTACATATTTTTGAGGTTCGGCAGTAATTACTTTTTGTTGTTGTTGTTCCTTTTTATCTTCGGCTATTGCAGTTGTTAATCTAGTTTCAAATGTATTTAAGAATTGCTCATCATAATCAAGCATGTGGTCCGCAACGATGGTCTGATATTCTGTGCTTTCTACGGTTTCACCATCTATGGTTTTATATTTACCGCTAAATACTTTACGCATTGTTTTTACACGCTCCCCCATTACATCTCGCAAAATACTACCAGCTATAGCTTGATACCTAGGGTTTAATCTTAGAGAGCCTGTTGGGTCTGATGGATCACTTATCGCATTCTCGGTTTTGCTTAATAACATATTTGCGAAGTCTTGTGCTTCTTCTTCAAAATCCCGTCCACGAGTTGCAGATACTTCGGTGTAAATTCTTTTAGCTTGTAAAAATACTTCCTCTTTAGGTTTTGGTTTCCTTATAGCATCTAATGATTGGTAAAGACGCTGCACAGCATCTGGTCCCGCTACATAAGTATTATTAGTATCTAATGCTTTCTGCCTTAAATATTCAAAAGCTTCTTGTTCATTGGTTATATTAAGAGTGCCGTCTTTCCCTACATAAGATTGGTTGTTTGCTAATTTAGCGGATATTTCAACAGCCTCGTTAGATAATTCTCTTAAAATATTATTTCCTTCTTTAAGCTCTTCGTTCTGTTGTTGGCTGAAAATATTCTCTGCGTCCGCTCTTAACACAGCTTCGTCAGAGGAATAGTCACTAAACACGTCATCAGTCTTTAGTTTCTTATCTTTAATTGTAGTAGTCCCTATTTTAAGGTCTCCAGAAAATTCCATCCAATGTTCAAAAGACTCACGATCCCCAGCCCTAGCGTGTGCCATAGCAACATCACGCCTTAGCTTCAGTAGTTGAGCTGGAGTAAAAGCACCTTCATTCTCCGCCCACCACTCACTTATAGCATCCGGATCAGCCATAACACCTTGGTTATCTAAAGAAGCTCTGTATGCTATGTTCTTACCTGCTAACTCTAACTGTTCTCTGCTAACAGCTTCAGAAAGTGAATCGTGTGCCAATGTATAGCGTCTTGTTGTTTCTCGGATAGCTCCCTCAAAACCTTCGTTAACAAAAGCACTTTGTAAAGAACCGTATTGATTGCGTAAATTATCTTTAACACCCGCTATCAACTCGTTTATATCTGCATCCGCATTGGCTGGGTCTTCTACTTGGGCTTTAAGCTGTCTTTCGTAGTCGTCGTGTAACAATGCACCTACAGCTTGCATCTTCCTCTTCTGATTCAACGGAGAAGTCAACCACCCCATCGCTCCTCGACGTACTTGCTTGTCTAGCTCTCCTTCCGTCTTCTTGAGCATAGCCTGTACTTCTTCAGGACTTTTACGACTTAGCTCCTCCTCAAACATCTGTGCTTCTTGTTCCGCAGCTTGTCCGTATTGTTGGAGTAAATCTTGTCCTACCTTTAAAGTGTCTGCTAAGTCCAACAACTTACTACGAGGTACTGGCACCGGAGCCGCCCTGACTTGAGCAACTGCGTATTGTCCAGCTCGTTGAATGGTCGGCTGAATACCGGGAACAACATCCCCTAAGCCTTGTACTTGTACTCGTTCCTTAGCCATAATTATCTAGGATTAAACCCTGTATAGTATCCGCCCGACAGTGTTAAATTTGACTGCCCAAGTTTAGTAGGAGCTTTGGTATATGACTGCATAAACTCAGACTTCGGGTTTGAACTACCACCGCTTAACGACCTACCCGCCATATATCCTTGCAATCCACCACTAGCCACGCTCAATACATCTTGTATGCCTAGACCTCGTGGACGCACTGGTTCTGCTATGGGTTGGTTAATGCCGATCAATCGTTGTTGAGAAGCTAGTCCGACTTGTTCAAGCCCTAGTCCTACACCTACACCGCTAAGCTCTTGTTGACGAAGTAATGCACTGCGATAACCCGCTTCTTGTCTTAGGTAGTCACCCATCAACGCATCAACAGATGCACCTGCTACTCCAGCTTCTCCAGCAGATACTCTAGCTCTAGCAAGTGCAGCTTGTGATTTACGACTTACTTGTTCTAGCTCCCGTCCTGCTGCTTCGTGCTCTTGTGCTTGACGCATACGAAGTGATGTTTGTTCTTGTAAAGCTCTTTGTCGTT